TGAAGTCATCATGCTGTCAATCAAACTCATTTCTTCCTCCAAATCTTCAAGCGGTCTTTAAATGCCTGCTGCCAACTCATCACAGTGCTTGCGTCCTGCGTTGCCAGTTTCGAGTAACTGTAACCGCCAAAGCTCTCACTCTGATACGGTGACATGTTGGCAGAGCTTATATCCCCGTTCTTTTCCTGCCATGCCTTGACATCTTCACAGAGTTCAAGGAAGGCGGAAGGTATACGCAATGCAGTAACTGTGCCTGTGAACGTCTCATCTGTTAATTCAGTCGTTGGGTAGGTGTATACACCATCATTGAATACAGAGTTTTCAATCAGGAAGTACTGCCCCTCTGCCAAAAAAGGGCAGTCGATAAAACCGCCCTCTATGGTAAAAGTTCCTGAGTGATAAGACACTGGAAAGAAGTTGCGGCAATATTTCATTATTTCAAAAATCATTGCCTGTTATCCTTATTCTAATATTGTCTGATTGATAGTTCCTACAACTACGCCGTCAAGCTTCTCAGCGAAAATCTCAATGCCGGACATAATGACATCTTCAGCAGTAAGATTTTCATACTTTGGCACTTCATGGATGCCGACATAGCCTGTTGCGTCAGTCGTGAAATCAAACACATTCCCAAGGTCTGCCCCGTTGATAGGAATGTAGTACAGAACTACATTGTCCTTAGCAGTTGAGTAGATTTTGCCCTGTGGCACTGATGCGTTAAGGAATACAGTCCCCATACCAAGGAAGTCCTCAAGGTAAGTCATGCCGAAAGCTGTCTGTGTAGTAACCTGTGCTGTCGCAAGGTAGTTAGCAATGTCAAGTGGGTTGATAAAATGCACTGACTCAATAGCGTTGTCCTCGAACAGCACCTGAAGCTGTGCCCAGCTCTGTGCAAGTGCTGCCTGTAAGCCCGTACCGCTCGCCTTGCCTGTTCCGGTTGCAAGAAAATCAAAGAACTTAGTACGGATTGTTTTCTGAACATCCTTTAACATTCTGTCAGTAGTCATAGTGACTGCCTGATTGAATCCGTATTCAATGATTGCTTCAGCCGTAGTTGCTTTTCTCCACTTATCCGGAGTAAGTTCCTTATAAGTGATTGGCTTAATAGTGTACTTTGACAGTGGGATTGTTTCGCCCTCTGCTACTTTGCCGCTTTCAAGTGTGCCTGTTGCTTTATAAGTTTTGAGGATTGTACCTGCCTGCTTAGGGATCTTTCTTGTGATTCCAAGTGCCTCGATAAGCTTTGAAATATTCTCCTCAAAAAGCTCAACAAATTCTATTTCCCTAACCTGTGCGTCTGACAGGTCGGTTGTTAAAATCGTATTAGTTTCTGCTGCCATTATTCATTTCCTTTCACGAATAACTGCGGATTATCCTTGATTGCCTGCCGTCTTGCCTCACGATCTGCAATCTTCATGATATCAGCCTTAGATGTGTATGTGCCTCCAGTGTTAGCTGGCGGCTTTTCTGTAGTCGCTCCAGTCATTTCAGTGACTGCGATGAAATCAGACCATTCGGTTTTGATGTTCGTTGTAAGTTCATCAGCGTTCTTGACTTTGCCGTCCTTGTCCAACTCAATCTTTGATATGTCGCTGACCCTCAGGACGCTGTCCAGTCGCTTTTCACTTACACCCGCATCTTTCAAAAGCTGCTTGTATGCTGTTTCCTTTGCCTGTTTAGCCGCCTTTTCTGTCTGCTCATTTTTGAAAGTTTCAAAGTCTGAATGTTCTTTTTCGTACTTTGCTTTCCAGTCCTCGCCACCCTTGAGTGTTTCAAGCTCTTTCCGCACATCTTTCAATGCGTCAGAATCTGCTTTGTATCCATCTCTTTCAGCTTTGAGCGTGTCCGTAACTTCTATGTGAGCTTCAATAATCTGGTCGATTTTTTCATCTTCGATGCCCATTGCTTTAAGCATCTTTCTTGTAAGTGCCATTATTTCTCCTTTACTTCGGGGGCTGTGCTTTGCCCTATATATATAGACCGCTTTGCTTTGCGGTTTTTGATAAAATAAAAAGCGTGGTCAACTTATGAGATTTTCTCATAAGTTAAACCACGCTCGGTTCTTCTTGCTGGAACGCTTACCAACAGGTTGTATTAAATTTTTTAAATAACTTTGTAAACCTTATAGTTCGCTTTACCGCCGTTTCCTCTTCAAAACTTTCTTTTAGGCTTTTTACAAAACGTTCCGCCCACTCTTTCTTTGCATACCCATTGACATAAACTAATTCATCTTCACCGTTAGGATAATCCCCTTCAAAGTATTTTCGTAGTGATTTCCTTCTTCTCTTGAAAGTTTTGTTCAAAGCTTGAAGTGCACTATAATTTCTATCTGTGATTATAATTTCTGTGTGTTTAATACTTTCAGCTAAATCCCAATCCTTTGCAGAATCTCCTTTATATACGCCTCTCACTATGACTATCACATAATACTGCATTTCCTTAGTCTCGCAATACATCCTTACTCCTCTCAGTACTTCAAATAACACGCTCGTTATTCGGCTTTTACAATCTCTCGCTTAACTCTCATCACCTTAACCCCGTCTTTTACGGGGATAAGCTCAACCCTGTCGTCTTTTGACAGGGTGCTTTCTATAGCTTTAATTTGCTTTTCTGTGAGCTTTTTTGTATCCATTATACTCCTTTTTTCAGTCAATATACGCCAATCTATAACTAAGCTATAACTAAGCTATAACTAAATTATCGACTAAGTTCATCTTTGAATATGTTCACATAGTCGCTTGCGTGGTCTGCGACTGCCGGCTTAAGAAACGGCTGTGCCCTCTGCCCGTTAGTCATATGCCACTGCCCGCTGTCGTCTTTGTATGTCCATGGTGTCTGTCTGCCCCCTGCGGCGTACTTTCCCGTACCGCACTCTACATACACGCCGTATTCGACCGCTGTACCTATCTGTACAGTGTCGCCATCAACCTGATGCGTTATGCTGTTTCTCAAGTTGCCAGTGTCGACAGGACACAACCCTTTGGCGGTGCTTTCAGCCTGCATACCGCAACGTTCTAACGCCCTTGCGACAGCCTCTTGAAGTTCTTCAAGGCATTTATCTGTGTTGTCTACTTTGATTTTGATTTCCATTTGAGCCATTCCTTGTAATTCATTTCGTCAACAACAACATTCTGCCCGTCAACACCTCGCACCCTGACTTTCTTTGGCGTGACTGCGGCAGCGTCAACCGTACACATAGTACATCGGCAGTTGCAATACTCTGACGGGTCGCCGTTCATGTCGCCCGGATACATCAAGCCGTTCGTGAATGACATCGCATAAGGTTGCGTTTCGCCGTCAAGCTCCTGATGTGACCTTCGTGTTCGGCTGTCTTTGGTTGACATCCATTTCTTCGTTACGTCAATTCCCATCTGATACGCCTGCTGATATGCGGCTTGCCGCCCTGCGTTCTGTGCTGACGTAACCGCTGTTCGTGCTGATTGAACAGCGGAATTGTAATTCATGTTTGTGACCTTCTGAAACCTCTTCGCAATCTTATTTACGCTTTCTCCTTGAAGGATTCCCTGTGTGAGTTCTTTTTGCAGTTTGGTTTCATTCCAGTTAATGTCCCTGAGCGTATCTATCTCTGTGATAGGGAGTATTCTCAATCGCTTTTCAGTAATCAGTCTTTTCACCGTCTGTTCATCATATAAGGTGAACGAAACTCCCATGTGAGCAGTTTCCATCACGTAAGATTCAAAATTGTGATTAAGACTGTATATCCCTGGCGTAGTGTCGTTGATGTATGAAGAGGCTACCTCGTTAGCGTGCGTCAGTCGTTGAGCCATGTTGTTTCTCATCTCTAACCAACGCTTGCCCCGTTCAGTCTGGCTCTGCACCCATGCTTTGAACTGTGCATCAGTGTACTTGCCGTCCTGCCACGCCGCAAATTCCTTCTCGTACCGCTCGGCGAACTTATCAAGGTACTTCCTTGCTTTAATGTCAAGCTCTTCCTCTGCCTGCTTGTACACTTGCTTTATGCGTGCTTCAAGTCCTGCAAGCTCTTCATCGGTGAGTCTGTCGGGAAGGTATTTAGACATTACTCTTCGTCCTCGCTATCTCCTTTGTCATTTTCGTTATTGCCTTGATCGTCATCTTCGTTGCTGTCGCTTTCGTCCTCGGATTCATCATCTTCTTTGCCGGACTGCTTGCCGATTCCAAACTTATCAACCTGCTCGGCAGCTCTCTTTTCAATTTCTTCAGCGATTTCTTCCGGCGTTAAAAATGGGAGGTGCGATATAACGCACTCATCGGAAAGGTAACTTGCCGCATTTAAAATCATGTCCGTCTGTTCCGGCTGATTAACTACTTTATTCCATGTGAAAGATGCTTCCTCATTAGGCAGCCCTGCAAGGTTTAAAATTTTATCCATAAATTCTAACAGGAAGTATTCGTTGAACGCACATTTATTATCCATTGGCTGGTATGCCGTCTGTAATTCCTGTGCTGTTTTCTGTGCCCCCGTCAGGCTGTCTAAATCAAGCACCTGAAAGTCCTTGTAAATGTCCTTTTCAAGTCTGTCTAACATCTTTTCTCTTGCGTCAGTTGATATATTAAGCGTTTGTGCCGTAGCGTCTCCATCATCGTCAGAATCGCTTACTACAGCATGGGTGCGCTTTACTCTCTGAATGAACTTAGTGATGTCTACATCGTCCATGCCGCCTGCATTTTTTAAAAGCCAGTAGAACCCTGATGAATCATCAATCTCGTTGGCGAATCCGCTTTTAATAAAATCGTAAGCGTCAATCGCCTCTTTAATTCCAACTAATTCGGACTGATGCTGTGTATTGGCGTACAGTGGAATTATTGGCAATGTCCCGTAATTCTCTCCTGCAACGCTTTCAACGCCGCCGATAGCTGTAGTCGTTGTTACCTTCTTGTACGGCTGTTTATCCTTCAGCAGTTCAGTATCCTTTTCACCCGACTTTCTGTATTCGGTATAACCGTCGGTCTCGTACAGCGTATAGCGGTATAACATCTTATTCCCGACCTGACGACTCCAAAACCTTATGCCGCCCATCAGCTCAGCAGTACCTTCTGAATACAGTGGACAGAATCCCGGCTGTGTCGGCGTGTCGGCAAAACTGAACACTTCCAAATGGTCTAAGTTCCAAAAGCCGAACCCTGTTCCTCCCACAATTGCTTTAATTTCAAGCATTTGCAACTGGAAGTCAAAGTTCTTGCCCAGCTTTTCCTTATTTTTCATGTTCGTAAGTTTAACACCATTTCCAAGTATGTACTGCGTCTGCTGTGTGACTAATCTCGGAAATATCAGCGTCTTGATTTTGTAGTTTGCAGAATACAAATCGGGCACTTCCCTGCCTGTTGCCGTCGTTATCTTTTTAACATATCTTTCGATAGTTGCATTATGCTTTGAATAGTACATTTCAGCGTCTGCCGCCTCTCTGTACTGCTGACTTGCCTTGAATTCATTTACTGCTACTCGGCAAAACTCAGCTTTGTCCTGCTCGTTATCGCCGACATCAATTAAATCTTCGTAAACTTTCAAATTGTTCTCCTATATGAAATGGGTGTAATAATCATCGTCAACTTTGTTTTTGTCTTTCTTGTTCCATAACTGCCTTATCAGGCTTGCGAGGCTGTCCGGTGCATCATCGTGTTCCGCGTCGATAGTATAATCGCAAATTTGTTCTATGTATTCCCTGTCTGTCCCTTCAACGAACACCACATTTACCCATTCGGATCTTAAATATGTAGTTATCTTCATAAATTTATTAGTCGTTTCTGCATATTTATGTATTTTAATACCTTTTTTTCGCAATTCTTTAGCTAAATACCCTTTGTCTGCGTTCGTTTCGCAAGACAAGCGACTGCACAGGTATTCGTTGTGCAATTCAATGAATTCATCTTCGCAATTATCAATGTGCTTATGCCTGAGCTTACCCAAAACATAATATTTGCCTTCAAACTTCCGACAGATTGTAAATGCTGAACCGTCCTCACCGCCGTATGCTGCGTCAATGTGACTTTCGCCGTTGTAAATCATGCTTACATCGCCGCCCGTAACAGGATTTTGGAATATAATATCATCAGAGGCAATATGCCGCATTTCGTAGTTTGCCGCAAACAAAGAGGCTGTCATTTTGCTACGTATCGTATTCAGTTCTTCTTCGCCTATCAGCCCTGTTGAATAGCAGTCGTATACTTTAGGGTTCGGCATCAATGTAAACGCATCATCCTTGTGCCATGGTGTCCCCGTATTAAATATCCTTCCGCCTCTGTTTTTGACGTTCTGAAGTTCCTGGTAGAATAACTTTGTCTTTTCTCTTTCGGCTTTACTGATTCTGTCTGTAACATTTATAATGTCGTCGGTAAATATCCTGTCGAAATGCTTTCCTGTGATACTGCCTTTAATTCCCATTCCGAAAAGCTGTGAAGTGCCTCGCGGGTCGCTTGATGTTAGGCTGGTTGATAATTCATTCACCTTATCTTTAGTTAATATTATCGGCTGTCCCCAGATACACTTTGTAATGTACTGCGTCTCAGGGGCAAGCAACATCTTTTTTACTTGTGCAACAACTTCCTGCACGTCTGTATCAGTTTTTCGGTTGAACATTGTTTTTTCGTTAGGGTATAGGATTATAATTATAGTCAGTGCGATTGATACACAGGTCGTCTTGTACGAACCCCTGTGAGCTTGCAAAGTCTCGTCACCCTCACCGTATATCATTGCCCTTATCCATTCGTTATGTAATTCTGTAAGGCTGTTAAATCCAAGTAACTGCCCTAACTTGTATGGAGTTTTGACCAAAAAATCAATCGTTTCTCTTTGATTCATTTATCATTGTTTCCACTGCATTAATAGTCTCTTTGTCAATATTGCTTTCTACGACCATTTCACGCCTGTCCTGCCAGCGTTCCGGATCTAAATTTTTCATTGCGAATATCTGTGCTCCCGTATCTGCCTCGACGTGTCGTTTTACTTTTTTAATCTTCTTTTGCTTTGTTCCATCGGCGAATTCCGTAACTTCTGTGACTAAATCTTCTACATCGTGCGGAAAACATTTATTATAAAAAGCCTCTTCAATATTATCTAACAACGGCTGC